CTTGCCGCATAATCTACAGCTGCTCTAGGGGTAGCGGTTGTGGAGACTTAATCCGGTCTTTCCGGAACAGTCTTCCGCACAACTACCGGTGGTTGCAGGATACACTGCTTGTGCACGTGGTGGTGCACATGATTGTTCAGGCGTTGCTCATCCTCGCGGGAGCAACCGTGCGCGTGGAATTAGGCTTTTCAGTAGCCCTTGCCATGCTCTCTGTGGTGTGTTTCGTAGTCGGGTTCACGTGGGTAGGCGACCTACGCCAGCTCTACTATTGTCCACATATGGTGTCCTCGGTTCTCGCCGACTATCCCGTCTTATCCAACAGAGATGCTGTTGCCACAAACACGCGGGCGAAGCTCTTACGCTTAGCGTGCTTGCCAGTCGAAGATAAGATGGCTGTTCAGATACTAGCGGGCAGTGAGCTCGTAGTTCAATATCTAGCAGCCTCCCAGTCGTATTTTCGGGCAAGCGGAGCGGGCCAAGTGTGGCCCCAGTAGATCCCTATACTACTGACAAGAAGGTATACGCCGTGGGGGCGCGTATACCAGAGACCCCGCTGACCACCCCCCGCTCCGCGATCGTTGAAGACGGGGCAGCGACCTTAGCTGTCCCTGGAGTGAGAAAATCGAGACGCAAGATGTTTCGCAAATTGCCATATGGTGCTATCTCCGGATTTGCGCCTCTTTCCTGGGACACAAATGACGGACATGTTGTGGAGTGTGCGTTTAAACAGCGTTTACTCCGCGACGTGCCTGCCTGTGACCGAGGTATGCTTGGACGCTTGAAGACATTCACGGCTGAGTACATTAAGGATTGGCCTTTGGCCAGAACCCTCTCTTTTGAGGACTGGCTTGAGACCACTCCTTATGATGAGAATAGGAAGAACCAACTCCGTCGCACACACGAGGAGTTGCGCGGTGGGCGCCCGACCAAGAAACAGGCGTCGCACATAGATACATTTGTGAAGACTGAGTCCTACCCTGAGTGGAAACACGCTCGGATGATCAATAGCAGATCAGATTTCTTCAAAGTGTACAGTGGCCCGTATTTTAAGGCCATTGAGGAAGTAGCCTATTCACAGCCTGAGTTCATCAAACACGTCCCGGTTAAGGAGAGGCCTGCCTCAGTATTGGGGCTGAAAAAAGCAGGACGGAGGTACTTTCAAACTGACTTCACGGCGTACGAGTCGCACTTCGTGAGAGAGGTGATGGACGCCATAGAATGTCAACTATATAGGCATTGTCTTGCGTGGGCCCCTGAGGAGGCGCGGTTCATCTGTTCCGTGCTCATGGGGACCAACAACATGCGTACGCGTTCTGGATGCAGGGCACGTTGTACTGCACGACGCATGTCAGGTGACATGTGCACGTCGCTAGGGAATGGGTTCACTAACCTTATTCTTGCGAAATTCCTAGCGAGTGAGAAAGGAGGAATTCTTGAAGGCTTCGTGGAGGGAGATGATGGCTTGTTCTCCACGGACGTTGAACTCGACATCGCCGATTATCGGCGCCTTGGGTTCACCATCAAGATAGACGAGGTGCAAGATCCCTGTCTTGCCTCGTTTTGTGGGATGATCTTTTCAGAGAGTGGTGAAATCGTTCGCGATCCACGACGGTTTCTCAACAATTTTGGGTGGACTTCTTCGTTCGTCTCCGCCCAACGCCCTTTGATGGATTCCTTATTGCGAGCCAAGGCGTTGTCGGCCTGTTACGAAACGCCTCAGTGTCCC